TTACGACTAGTTTGTCGTCCGGCCGTCTACTAAATCGCCCAACAGTTCGGGGGTACCACCACCCTCACTTTTTACGGAGATTAGCATGGCAGTCATAAATACTGACCGTAAGTACTACAAGTACGACTGGCGGAGCAAGACCACCCAACCTGGGTGTCCTACTTATGTTCCCGTCACGTTGTACAAGAGTTTTACGGTGCGGCACTATAAAGCATGCGATCCCGTTCGCCCGGAACACCGGGTAAAGCCAGCTTCCTTGCTCACCAACATGACTGCACGCGGCCCGTTTTTCAGGTCGACTAACGTGTATCTGGTGGAAGAGAGGATCCTTTCGAGTACAGCTGGTTGCGCGCCGAACCCACCTGCGGTTAGGTATGTAGAGGAACGTGCGATGTGGTCGGGTCACCCCGACATTTACAGCAAAGCGCTGTCATTTGACGTTGCTCCAAACACCAATACCGAAATGCGTAACAAGATCAAAGATGCATCCTACAACATGGCCGATACAATCGGTGAGTATAGGGAAACAGTTGATCTGTTCGGTTCGACCGTAAAGAACGTGGTGAGGGAGGCAGAGCACGCATACGATCGCTTGCCCCGGGTTTTTCGTAAAAAGGTTAAAATGTTTGCCACTCCAATAGGCCTCTTGTTCAGGGGTCTACGCGGGGAATCCGCTTTGTTAAAGAAGTGGAAGTTGGTTGACATACCTTCAACGTACCTGGGTGCTAGCTTCGCGCTGGCTCCAACTCTCTCAACAGTGCACGACGCTATGGTAGCCGTCGGTCGCAACGCTAATGGACCAATACGACGTAGGTTTGTGACTCGCTCTTCAGCGATACTCGAGACCAAAGTCGATAGTCTGTATAGCGGTTGTGCTCGGGGAGAGATTTACCACTCCCGGAGGCAAATTGCTTATGTTGTCTACGATCCAGCCAGCTTGACCGACTGGACCGCGGGTAACCCGGCAGAAGCACTGTGGGCAGCTACACCTTTCTCGTGGCTCTTCGACTATTTTGTAAACGTCGGAGATTACCTATCGAGCCTAGACGCCATGAAAGGCATCTTGTCGGTGAAAACTGTCGAAACGCACCGTGTCCATGCTTTTCAACTGGACACTCGAGTCATGAATGGCCCTACGTGGCGCAACACCAAGCCAGGTGCTTGGACTATTGATGCGTACAAAAGGACCACCGGAAACTCGATCCCGCTACCTACACTCCCTGGTTGGAAGCCGTTGGCAACGTGGAAACGTTTGTCCTACCCGGTCGCCATCCTTGGAACCCTGAAACTCAAGGGTCTGAGCATTTAAAGACCTGCCCATTGGAGCTATCCATGCCCGCATCAGCAACAATCACGATTGCGAATGAAACCCCGACCAACATGATCTTCAGACCCGTACGGATTGGTGAGATGAGCACGCTCATCGGCACGTCCGTTACGAATGCTGGGAATCCGCAGGTCATCCTGGGCTACAGCTTCGCAAGTGTCAATCGGAAGACCGACCGGATCCCTGTCCGTTTCAACCTCCCTCGGGAGGTCACGGATGTGGACACCGGCACGACTTCTGTCGCTGACACGGCTCGTTTTGTTGGGGAATTCATCATCCCCGATACTTGGACCGAGACCGAACGCGGCCACTTCCACGCCTATGTCGACAACTTGATCGGCAATGCGATTGTGAAGGGTTACGTGAAGTCCCGAGACCCGTTCTACGGGTAGACGCGATGCGCTTCGGTAATTTCCTCAAACTGGTTGGTATTTGCCTAACGGCGGGTATCCTCCTGGTTTGTTGTAGCCGTAGTGAACTTGTTTCCTCTTTAAGGGCAAGTGCCCCGGAGTTAGACCTTGTCAAACCCAAGCAAATCGGACCTGGAGTTCGAATTGGCCCTCACCCAGGGTGTTACC